ATGCCGGTAGCAAGGCAGGTGCCCGCATTGAGCACACCGTGCGTGAGCGGCGGATTGGCCGGGTCAGGCACCTGGTCAATGCGGCAGAAACCAAGGACTGTGTCCGCGACCCAATAATCATGGAGCGGCAAGCCGCCGATCACAGGGTTAGGTACAGTGGAGCGAACCATACCGCGGGGCTGGTTGATACCCTGGTTGGCAATCTGCTTACTAGGTGAAGCGAATGCGCTGACCGCTGACAGCAGAGTTATTAGCGCGATGGCCGCAATGCGTGTCGCGAAGCGAGTTAGCAAGGAATTATCGTTTGACTGCAGATCCTTGCTGGGGGCCCGCGTAGGTTTGGAGTTCATGTTCGGTTCCTCTCTTATTTGTTCTTCTGCTGATTCCTTGCCACCCTGTTTCTTGAAATTCACAGACTGGCAGCGATTCAAGTTTGGGCTGCCGGGCCGAAGCCCGGCAGCCGTTGGTTAACTGGTTACCTCAGGGTTGTTATGCCAGTGGTTGAGCTTCCACCTCCGGTCGAGGTGAGAGTGATTACGTTCGGCGGCGGTATGTTGGTGAAGAACACCTGGAACACACCCGGCGCCGACGGAATGCTCGGTCCCATGACGGCCGAGTACGGCAACCCTGTTGCCTGGTTGATGATGTCCAAGGTGCAAGTTATCTCTACACCCGGAGTGAAGTCGGTGGCGGTCACCACAAGACGCGCTTTCTTCGTCCTGTAAGTCGCCACGGTGACCTGAATGATGTCAGCCTGCGGATTGACAATCACGGTTACGCTCACCGGAGCGCTGGTCAGACCGCTGGCGGCGCTTGTCGCCGTTACGGAGAAGGTGAATGACTGTGGTGCCGTGAGCTGCGGAACGATGGGTGCGATGAAGGTTTGCACCGAACCATCAGGAGCTGCCGGTGTAAGGACGATTCCAGCCGGAGCCGTCCAGTTAAAGGTGAGAGCTCCACTCGAAGGATCAACCGCGCTGGCAGTGAGCGTTACAAGAGCGCCGCTGGCAACATTGTTAGCCGGAGACGAGCTGGCGGAAACGGTTGGAGGCGTGCCTGGCGGCGGTACAATGATCGGCACCAGCACGGTTGCAGGAGCTGAGGCCGGCGTAAATGCGTCGCCGCCCACAATCAGTTGGAAGGCCAGGTTCTGCGGGCCTGCCACTACGGGAGCTACGAAGGTAGCTTTGGCTTTGTTGGCGTTCAGAATCGTCACGACCGGATCGCCAGGATTGATGATCTGCGCCCAGGAAAACGGACCGGTCGGCGGAGTGCTGGCCGTTCCGTCCAGGGTGACGGTTACACCCGCAAACGGCGGATTCGGCGCTGAAGTGAAGACGGGCCGGGCAACCGAAGTAAAGGTGCCAGGTGTGCACGTCAACGGAGGCAGCGTGTCATCCGGGAACGGACTGAGTTGGATGGAATTTTGGTTGGGATAGAAATTCGACGGAGCCAGGCCCAACTGGAGCTGGTTACTTTCAAAGACACTACCAATCAAAGGCAGCGGACCTGAGCCGTTGGACAGATACTGGAAGTCGCGGAAATTGTTGCGAGGCGGAGGATTGCCCGGCACCAGAAGTTCCGGATAGAGAAACTCTCCGGTGGGCAACTGGTATTCATCGAAATCCAGACCGCTCTTGTTCTTACCCAGCACGCCGCCGCTGATGCGTGCGCCAATGTTCTGCGTGGGAGGCTCGAAATTACCGCCCTGCGGGAAACGTACGCGCCAGCGTCCTTTTTTGCCGATTCCGGGTAGTCCTGGCTCAACGGTGAAGTTCGCAACCCAGGAGGGTTCGCGGAAAGTCACGTTGCCGTTGCAGTCCATATCGATCGCGGAAACATCTATGTTGCGCGTCGAGTCAGTGCTGAAACCTTCCACCCTGGTTCTTACGCCGGCTTCCTGCGGGAACAGAGGATCAGGCATGCCTGACGTGCCCATGATCGTGGTTTCCACCACGATGTAAGCGGGATCGACGCCCGGGGCGGTATAGCTACCCACGTTGCCTACAACTTCGGTCGCCGTCATGTACGGGCCAAGAGCATCGACTTCCTGCGTGGCAATGACATCCACGAAATCGCCCACTTCGTAGGGCATCTCTGCGTACGGATCCTGGGGAAATGGGTTGTCAGGGGTCGGTGCATCGCCCGGCCCGTTCATGATGAAGGTTGGTAGAAGTCCGAGACCGTTGGGATCGCGCGGCCGGTTGATCTCCGGACACTGGGGATCGTCCATGCCCGTAAGGGTCGAGCCAGGAGGAGCAACCAGAACGTACGGGTCAGGAACACCCGGAATGCCCAGTTCATTGTTGTAGGTTCCGGGAGCTACCACCGGTACACACATGGGATAGCCCATCGCGGTGCGTACCGTCGGATTGCCCTGGTCTACCTGCATGCGGATATCAGGCGACTGTCCGGCGCTGTAACGGCCCTTGGTAACGACCTGACCCGTTGGTGAGCCATCGGGGTTGGGAATGGAGATCGTGATCTTCGGATCGTTGAGCTGGATTCTCTGTCCGGCGACATAGAGCACGCCGTTGGCATAGTCGATCTTCTCAATGAAGCCAGAGATACTGTTGAGGGGATCCTGGGCGATGCGGACGATGCCCGCAATGTGCTGTCCATTGACGATATTGGCGTCGATTCCGACTTCGTACGTGCCGGGGAACCTGACCACATCAGCCATCGCCAGTCCGGTTTCCTTCACGGCATCGGCTTGGTGAACATTGGGGTTGAATTCGAACACCTCTTCCCAGGTAAGGAAGGTGTTCGGCATCACGACGATGGTGCCTGCCGGGATGCGGATCAACTCATCGTTAACCTGCATCCAGCCACCCGTCATCTTGCAGCCAGCAGGCAGCGGCGGATTATCAGGCGTGGGGGCCGGATTGTCATCCTTGTTGCACAGCCCAGGACTTGCGTCCAGAGAGGCATATTGCATCTGCCCCGCGGGAAAGACGCCAGCAGGGATGCTTTGGTAGGCTGGCATGATGGCCGGAGGCGGAGGAACCACTGCCGGCGTTGGAAAGGGGACCGGATTCAGGCTCTGGGCTGACATGCTCGCGCCCATCACCATCATCAGCAACAGCAGAACACCCGCTACCCTCAGAATATTTTTTGTTTGCTCGAAACCCGTCATTTTGAAGCTCCTTCCGTCGTCGTCCTTCAATTTCGTTAACGTGCTCTGCCGTGCTGATAGGGGGAAATCGTTTAACTCTCGTCGAACCGCGTTGTGCCGGAAATTAGTTGGAGCCATTGGTCACCCCCAGCATGTTTTCCAGGAACGTCGGCAGCGGTTTGCCGCCATTTTTCCCGACCGCTGGAACTTCCATTAACTGCGATGTGGCCTGCCCCGGATGTTTCGGGTCAGGTTGAACTGGGTACCCGTTGGCTCCTTGAGGGTGGCCGTTGGGAGTAAGCAGTTGTGGGTGATCAAAAGGCGCTGATTGGTTTACCGTGCGCGAGTCGGTTAGGCCGTTGCGCATGAAATCGACCAGATCGGTCTTGTCCTGAAGAGTAAGCCCCAGGTTGTCGATGTCAGCATCCATGTATTGATGTTCTTCACCAAAGGTATTGAAGTCGCCGCCTCGGTCGTAGAACTCAACCACTTGTTCCAGCGTTAACTGGCTGCCATTGTGGAAATAAGGAGCGGTCAGTGCCACGTTGCGCAGTTGCGGCGCTTTGAAGAAGCCGCCCCGCGCCGTTTCGTCGCCGCAATTCAGGGGCGCCATGGAGATGCCGTCTCCCGGGCGTCCAGGGATCATGATTGCCTCGGAGGGATCGTCGCAAACGCGCTCTCTCAGATATTCCGATTGTGATAACGACTTTCCTGCTACCGGATCTGTACCAGCCAGTCCGCCATCTTCCGCGGTGGGCCGTACGCCGATGTGGTAGTAGCCGGTGTCATAAACCCGGACCTGCATGTCGGCCATGATCATGCGTTCCGCCGGGCCAACGGTGCTCACCGTGCCTACGGACGCGTTGGAAAGCTCCGGTCCGCCATGGCAGTTAACGCAACGCCCTTTCGTCTGGAACACGAGCAGACCGCGTAACTGGCCCGTGGTCATTGGCGTGGCGCCCACGGAGTAGCTGATCTTGATGGGGAACGTGCTGACTGGCGGCATTCCGAATTGCACCGTCAGCTTGCCGGTAGCGTAATCAATGAATCCCTGATCCAGCCCCACGCCCATGACGCGTCCATCGCCATAGTCAAAGGCATATGCCATTTCCTGGTCGGTGAAATCAGCCAGCGGATCGAGTGCGATCACTGATACCGAATAGGGCTGAATCCCGGGCGCCAGTTGAATGGTGTAGTTCTGATTGTGGTTGTCGCCTATCAGCGTGTACGTCTTCTGCTGTTCCATGTACTTGTCAAAAGGCGTCTGATCGGCGATCAGTGTGCTCTCATACATCTGGATTGCTACGCCCCAGAAAAGCGAGAAGTTGTACTCCATCTGGCTGTAATCGTCCGTGCCAGAGGGGCAGGTTTCAAATGCCGCCGGGTCAACGTTGGTTACCGTGCTGCCGTCAGCTGCGGTGCAGATGTGACGCGAGAACTGCCACCATTCCGGCAGAAACGCCTGCTGGATCAGTGTCGAGTAAGAGGTCTTAAGGCCCTTGCCAGGGGCATTTGACAGAGTTCCCAGAACGCTGTCAGTAGGATCGACCGCCTGCGTGCCCAATGGCGTGCGGGCCAGAAGTTTCTTGCCCACCTGGTGAAAATTCCTGTCATCGGCTGACATTTCAACGCTGCTGAGGATCGGACCCAACGATTGCGAGCACAGTGCTGAGTTCGCCATACCCACGTGGGCCGGGCCCAGCTTGCCGTCAGTGCCTAAGACCAGCAGGTGCAAGGAATTATCGCGAGCGCCAAAGGGGTTCGCGCCATTGCAAACGTTCTGTGCGCGGCCATCCCAGAAATTGCGGAAATTGAAAACTGCGTTCACTGCGCTCGGCGTGTTGCGGCCGGTTACTCTGCGAACGTTAACCCGTTTGGTTGAGTCTTCAGGATTGGGATAAGAGAAGACCGGGTCAATGACCGAAGTCGTCAATTCCACGCTGTTCGTGTTGGTAACGGAACCCCTGATGAGATTCCCTTTGCTGCCGCTTGATTGTGTCGCGCCCCTATTCTTGCCGGAACTGTTTGCAGGACCCTTTCTGCCGGTGGGCAGGTGCGGAGTATCTACTCCGTAGGTGAACTGCTCATTCTGTCCGGGATCGGCATCTTCGTGGTCCTGGATCGACCGGGTATTGCTATCAAGATTTGAGCTTCTTTGAACATCTACTTTGATCTTGTCATTGGTCAGGCCGAATTGCCCCTGGGAACCAGAGACATCATTGACGTCGGAAATTACGCTGAAACGGTCCTCGACGTTGGCCACCTTGCGAAACGGGAAATCTCCGTCATGGTAGCCGCCAAAACCCGCGCCTGCCGTGCCTGCACTGTAGTGGTGGTTTGGTCCTAATGAGCCATTAGCGGAAACGCCCATCTGGAAAGTGTTGTCGCCACCTGCCTGCCCAGGATTCAACTGGTTGATGGCGCGGCTGTCTGCTCCCGCGTTGAAGTGGCAGCTGGCGCAGGCCTGAATGTCGTCACTGCCGGCCTGCATGTCCCAAAACAAAGCTTTGCCTAACTCAATCGCCGCTGTCTTATCGGCAAGAATCCCTTCCATCCCGAATACCGGAGGAACTGGGACAGTCGATAAAGGAGCAAGCGGACGCAGAGGAATTACCATCCCCTGTTCAGCCAACCTGCTGCTCTGCGCGCGTACATGGGCAAAATATCCAAGGGCCACGGTGATTGCGATTACCCATACAAAAATGCGCATAATAGCCAGAGTCCCGGAAGACGGTTTCATTGTTGATCTCCTCAGAGTCGTCATTGGTCTGCTGGTACTCGGCCAACATTTCGGGCCGAAAGCACCACAGACAGGTGTTCTTAATAGGTGTAGGTGTGATCCCTCACTGGACGAAAAATGCCGGTAGAGTGATCGAAGTTATGCGTGGAGGTTTTCGTCGTGAACGCTGGTGTTAACGTCTGTGCAGTAGTTCAGGCGGTCCAAGCTCCATAACGAAACTGGGTGAGCTTGATCTAATCATCGCGCTCATTAGCGAGCGCAATGTGCTTGAATGCCTGGACTGTTTACGACGAAAAAAGAGGGATTGGGGCCTTGGATTAGGTCCTGAGTGGAACGAGGAGTTGCGGTGATCCTTTGTCAAGCAAGGGAGCGGACGAGAAGTCCGTGGAAACCAACAGGGCGAGAGAAGCCGGCTGTGCATCGCGAACGTGGTGCGCGGCTGCGGTCGAATGTGGTTTTGGAATCTGAATGCTTTTCTTGCTGGGAACAACACCATTGAACTCGATCGTCACTGGAGGAGTGCTCTCGTCGCCATCTGCGTCGTATGAGAAGCAGACCATGCTTGCCAGCCCTGAAAGCAGGAGCATCATGGCCAGCACGGCGCTACGAAAACATTTTGTGAAAAACGAGTTCATAATTTGTAAACAAGGGTCGCCGCAGAGCACTGTGGCGATGAGTCATTCTGCTCAATGGACATTAAGGCGGTCTTAACCGCTAATTAGACTTTTTAATTTTCTGGGGGTGCGACGGACTATCAGGAAGCCACGCTTGAAATATGGTCGGGCCGTTGGGAAAAGGCGGAAGGTTGCACGATCTAAAAAGCTGGGGTATGAGTATTGGAATCCATCAGCGCGGGGGCGACAGAAGGGCTGGCAAGGACTCAATCAGCGCGTAGTCCGGCAGACGAACGCCGCCAAACAATTTCGATTCTTGAAAGAAATTAGAGGAACAAATGCCGGCAGCCGCCCAGCCTATTACTCGAATAGGAAGGCGCGAGGGCAGATCCTTGATGTAAGCGGATCTTTGATCAGGTAAAGAACAGCAGCACGATCAAGCAGGAATGCGCCGCACGAAGGTCAAAACCGTCTAACCTTCGCGGCTGGTTATCAATGTCCCGAACCAATGCCTCTTTGGTCCCGTCCCGCTAAGGGGAGCGCATAGCTCAGATCAGCGGCCCTATGGATGCGAATTTGCGGCGCTACCGTGAACGCCTCCGCCCGCCTCATGGACAATTCCATTACCTACCGGAATGATAGCGCCGGTGCGCACCAGGCAGTACACCAGCCCGAGAAGGATCACAAACAGAAGTCCGCCCCACAGGGTTAGCTGCTTCAACTCCCTTGTGGATAGTTGTCTCTTGCTTTTAACGCGCCCCATAAATTCCTCCGTCCCCGGCGTCTAGCGGGCATTACTCCGCACCGGGACATTAGGTAAATAAAGCGCCACGATTTCGCGCGCGGCCCGCATGACACAGAGCGGATTACACGAATTAATGGCGAAGATTTAGAAAGGATTTTTAGACGCTAGCAGCGAAGCGGAGAGGCGAGGAGGACTGTCAGATTAAAATAGCTGGAATTAGTGTTCAGGTCATCCGAACGCTCCATTCGCTGCTTGTAGAAAAATCCTGCGCGAAAGACCTTAGAGGCGTGCGTGGAATGCAAGTGGATTGGGTTGGTTACAACCTGTATCCTCTTGCCCTGAACAATAGTGAACTCAATGGTTACTCCCGTCGTAGGATCGCCATCGCCATCGTTGTCAATAACGACGCAGAACAGGTTGACCGAAGCCGTGAGCACGAAAATCAGCCCCAGCAACGCCCAACGCAGATATCTCTGAATCTTACGCATCAAGTTCGGTCCCATCAATTACGCGGAAAACAGCCCGCGTCTGGAAGATTATAGCGTGACAACCGTCGGTTAGTATTACCTAAAATGAACATTAAAAACTCTTAAGTTCCAGCGCTCCAGCGACCTTTGGAGGCGAGTCCCGTATCTATTGCCGATCAGGTAGGCCCGCGTGAAAGCGCTAACCCTACAGCACGGGCAATACGTTATTGAAGCAAGTGGTAAAGATGGTGGCCAGGGACGGAATCGAACCGCCGACGCCAGCCTTTTCAGGGCTGCGCTCTACCGACTGAGCTACCTGGCCATTTCGGGTGGGTTACATACGTGCATCTTCGGTGGGATCGCTGAAGACTGGGTGCGTACGGAACGCTTTTGATTATAACAACGTCGCTGAATTCACTCAAACCGGAATCGCACATGGGGCTGGGCGCGGTCGGCTGCAGTAATGGGCGAATTGAGTTGCAGTAAGGGCGATTTAGCCTGCAGTGAGTCGTTCGCGCTGGGTTCGCCACTCAGCCCACCTTGCCCGGAGCGTCAGTAGCGACCGGATCGGCTGCCGTCAGGGATGCCATAAACTCCCTGGCTCTATGTGCTCCAGCGTGGTGGTTGGCGACGCGGTCGACGTGCCCCTGAATCTCGGCCATCAAGTCAGCCTCACTCATGCCGGCGATGTCATAGAAGGCGTGGTCAGACCTGGTGTCCTCATCCTTTATAGAGCCCTTGCCTCCGCAGGCCGGACAGCCGGAACCAGCGCACCCAGAACAGGTGATAATAGCGCCCACCTTGCCGCAGCAGGCGGCGCTCGCGACAGAAGCGCCATCGGCCGTGTGCCGGATGTCCAGCAGCTCGGCAGAATGAATGACGGTCACTCCGCTGCCCAGTGTGATCGCGACGTCCTTCTTGAGTTTCATTCTCCCCTCACCTTTCCTATTGCGGCGGTGGACTGATGTTGTGCGCCTTGGTGCCGTCTTCCAGAATGAAGTGGCGCTCCTCGTCGATCTCAGTGTGAACGCGGAGCGTGTAGACCTTGCCTTCGAAGCAAACCACGCGTTCCCATCGCATCGACGCCGGCAGCCATCCCGGACCAGCCTGAATAAGATGACCAGGCGTCACGAGTTGACGGTCTCCCATATCGCGCATCTCGCCGGAGTACTCGGTCACGATCACATCAGCCATACGCGGGCCGAACTCTGTCGTGATCACACACACAGGATCAAGTCCTTCCAGGAGGGCGAGGCCGCCTGGCACTCTCACTTTTACGTTGCCGCTGAAGCATGCGCCGCCGCCGCCGCCCGTTCCATGCGCACCGCCGCCACCCGTCAATACAATTGTGCCGACGCACACCACATCATCGAATGATGTCAGCGTCGACTGACTGGTGCTAAGCACAGCAAAATAGGTGACAGCGCCTCCCGTGAATTGCGGATCGCGCGTGTAGACCGTCCACGTACCGAGAGAGCCGGGATTGACGGAGCCGCTGTTATAGCTGACCTGGCCAAAGCCGTACTGAATGGTGAAGCTGCTCACTAGAATTGTGGAGGAACTGCCGCTCTGGCTAAGCGGATTGCCGCCTGTGAAGTAGCTCGCCACGTTCGTGGGATTGTTCTGCTTCGTAGACGCCAGGCGCTGCACGCCCAGCGAGTCCACCTGCGCCAGCGGAGCCAGACCAGATGTGATCGACGCTCGGAGGCTGAGCGTGACGGAACTGGTGTCAGAAAATGCGGCCGCCAGATATTGCAGAAGAGTGAGTTCAATCGTCGCGCGGTTAGACTGGCCGCTCGATCCGCTGTTGCTGCTACCATCCGCTGCCGGCACAACATAGACTGCCTTTATGATCTCGTAGTCCGCCTGGTACTCCTCACTCACCGTGGCGTCGACGCTGATGATGTCTCCCGGCAGTTGCGAGATCAGCGCCTTGTTGTTGATGTCCACGGCATCCATGAAGCAGGTTACGGTACCGGACCACGGCGCAACATAAGGTGTCGTTGGGATGCCAAGATTGCGAGCGCTAAGAAAATTGAGGATGCGCTTCACCCGCTCATCCGTGTTGTTGCCCATGGACAGAGAGAGAGGCACCACGCGGAAGATCGGCGTCAGGCTGAGGCCGCGCTGACCGATCGCGTTCTGGTGCTGCTGATGATCAACCACGGGTGCGCGGACCGCGAAGCGGCTCTCGGGTGTCCCCACTGTGCCGTTGCCGCTGGTTACGCCGTTGGTCGCGTTGGTGGTTTGGCGATAGGTGGTTGCGGCCGTCCCATCTTCAAGTTGAGCGCCCCACACGAAGAAGACCTGGCTGGCAATGACCGAACCGATGAATACTTCGACCGCCGCGCTTCCTGTCCATGTTCCTGAATGTGTGAAGGTGAACCGTTGCCATACGTTCGTGACGGTGACGTCCAGAAATTCGATATCAGCTCCCGGGCGTTCAATTTGTATCCTGATGCTGATGCTCGATGCCGCTTTAAGCCACACGCTGAGCGTGTATTGTTTGCCCGACGTCGACGTTAAACCAGAGTCCTGGAATAATCCCCAGAAGCCCCCTGTAATCGCTGACGTTACAGTGTCTGCAGTCGATCCGCCGAGTGGATCGGTCTGATTGTTTCCAACCACGGTGGTGCCGTTCGGCTTGGTCCACACTGCGTTGGTAACGTCCTCTGACCACAGCAACCAGTTCGCATTCCCGGCCTGCGCGAAGTTGAATTTATTCGCTGCCGGCAGGGACGTGATGAGCCACAATCCATCGAACGCTCCTTCGTGCGTGCTGCCGTCCGTGGGGGGCACAATCTGGATTGTCTGCCCGACCTGGAATGGATGATTCGTCTTGGTCTGGACCGTCACCAAACCAGTGCCGCTGCGTAGAAGCCCGCTGTTCACGATGGTATCTATATCGGCGATACCCTGAGCATTGAGATCGTTATAAGAAGCAATGAAGCGGTTAGGCGCGCCGTGCAAATTGATCTTGTCGAATGAGGCCGTGCCGGGGACGATGTGGTCAGATTTGAGAATAAAGCTGGACGCGCGCGGCTGGTCAGCACAAATAAAGATGCGTCCGTTCGCTTCCGTGATGTAGAGCTGAGACATCAGGCAGAGCTGCTTCAGCGCGTCGATCACGCCTGTGCGCTGCACAAAGGCAATAGAAGATTCAAAGCGCTTCTGTCCGTTCGCCAGAAGAGTGTTGCACCAGGTCACGGCAGCGGCGAAGGAAGGCCAGTCGATGCGCGCCTTCTCGGCCGTCACGAGGTCACCGCCAGCGGCAGCGGTCGCGCTTGGATTCCACTCCGGTTTCAGCATCGTGCGCAGAATCACGTCAAGACACTGCTCCGCTCCGTTGGTGCTGAACCCGTATCCCGTCTGATTGCCGCTGGAATCGAACCGGCGCACCTTGCATCCGCGATAGTCGGCCGCGATTGTAAGCGTGGCGCTGGGCGCGGCCGGATCGGGAGGCACATTGAGCATGATGTAGGCTTTGCGGCTGAACGTGGTGGGCTGGAAATTTCCAGGCAGCAATGACCAGAAGTTATCCACGCGCTGATCCCCGCCGTTTGAATCGGGAGTGAGACCGTGGCCCAGTTCGCCATCTATACCGGGATGGAAGTGAATCAGGTTTGTATCGAACTCGTTCGCCCGCGTGCCGTTGATAAAAAGACGATCAATGCCATCGATCTCGCCCTCGGAAAGAATGCGGATGACGATGCGGTTTTTGTTGGGGAGCGCGTGATTCAGAATCTCATTCCCCTGGCCGCGCACAGATCCATAAATGACGGGGAGATCGATGCCAAGCTGCGCATTAGCCACGTCTGCGGGATTGAGAGTTACGGTCGGCATGATCTAAAAAAGATTCGGCTTTCTCACTCCTCCACGAGTACCACCGCCAGCGTCAGGATTTTTACCATTGCCTGCCAGTGGCTGCGTAAACACGGTGTTCGGTACGGTAGTCTGAATTGCGTTGAAGCGCTCCTGGGCTGCGCGCGTAACATCCTGGCAGGCGATAAAGCTTTTCGGACACGCGACCGCCGATCCGGTGGATCCACACTGCGCGGATTTGAATCGGAGGGTGCAGGTTTCCACTTCCACGTCGCCAGCAAGCACATATTGAGAAGGATCGAACAGCTGCAGCTCGCGGAACCCCGCCTCATCTTCCTTCGGGTTTTGCTCGGTGAGCGAGCAGTGAAATTCACGGATGGCAACGTCGAGCAGAGGAATCCATAGACGCGTGACCGCGTAGGCGCCCTCGAACTCATGATTCTTCAGCGCTGCGGCCACTTCGCGATCAATCGTGTTGCCGGAAATATTCTGAAGCAGCAGATCGCCGGCGTTGCTGGTCATGTCGCGCGTGCAGGTGAAGTTGCAGCCGCTCTTGATCCAGCCGTTGTAGAACTGGCTCGCGCTAGTGAACTTCGTGGGATAAGTGCCTTCAAAGTCGCTCCAGAAGTACTGCGTGCCATCGAGCGTTTGAATGTCCAGCAACACGACGGGTACGAACATACCGCTCTGCTTGGCGAGGAAGGTTTCGGTACCCGCTGGCTGTGTGATCGGCATTTACCTCATCACCTCTATCGCGTCCGCTGCCACGATGAAGCCGGAGCTGGACGCGTTCTTTGTGTTGGTGGGCGCGAGTTTCACGCGGTGCTCTCCGAGCGCCACGCTCTGGACAGTGAGGAGAACAGAGGAGGCTGCGTGCGCCGCAGAGTAAAGATCAACTGTTCCCTGGGATACTCCGTCGACAAAGACCTGCATGATTCCCATCTGCGCATTCTTCGGTGCCCACACTCTGAAGCCGTAGCCGACGTACTTCCACTCGGCTGCGTCTGTGATCACTGTGCCCGGATCGAAATAAGAGAAGCCGTTGTGGTAGTTAGAATTCTGCTGCGCGGCGATCAACACGGCCGCGCTGCCAACTGTCTGCGTGTAAGTGCTCGGCGCACCAGCTCCACCGAATTCATGCTGCGCGCCCCACAGGTGATAGGCAATCGCGTTTGACGTTGGGCTGAGCACCATAAAAGTGAGAGCGGTTTCACTATCCGCCAGCACCGTGGTGATCGTGAAACGCTGCCAGACTGTGCTCAGCACGAATACCTGGCTGGTGGAACCGGTCGCGCCAAGCACTTGAAGTGTGATAGACGGAGCTCCAGACGCGGCCTTCATCCAAATGCTTAACGTCACGCGCTGGCCGCCCACGGGAATCGGGGACGTGATGGCCTGCGTGATCTGAGCGGTGGCCCCGGTGACGGAAAACGCCACTGAATCTGCGGTCGCACCGCCGTTAGGATCGGTCACCACGTTCGGTGTCACCGTGGCATTCGCCTTGGTCCATGCCGCGTTATCGAATTGCTCGGACCAGAGAACATAATTCTTATCGCCGCGATCCCACGTTCCCGTGAGCTTCACCAGGTCCTGGCCGAAGCCGTTGCGTTCTTCTACAAAGACGGATGTCACTCCCCAGGCGTTGGGATATTGAAACATCGGCAGCGTCGGAATCTCCACGAACGTGGCGTTGATGTTGAACTGGTTATTCCCCACTTCCTCGAATTGCGGCTCGGCGAGGAACTGCCCGCTGAAATAGCGGTTGCGCTGAAAATTGAAATATGAAAAGAAGTCCTGCTCGTACTGATGAAACCACTGTAAGAGAGATTCATAGGTCGAGTACTGGACCTTGTCCCAATGGAGCTGAAACTCCATCCCTCGCGCCAACATGTAACGCGAGTAAGGCTTTCCACTGCGAGGCTGCCAGCTCGCCATGAGCGCCGGGTCTTTGTGCGGGATGGAGTAAGTTGGATTCATTTGACTCGCCGCAGTCGGATTAAGGATGTTCTGCTCACTCATCTTTAGAATCCCCCTCGCAGCTCGCCTTCTTTCCCGGCGCGATCCAGCGCGTCGAGAAGATCTTTACGGAACTGGTTGCTCATGACGTACGCGCGGTCCAACCTTTGCGGGTAGATATTCATATTGCCGATGCTGTGACCGCCCGAGCCTCCGGCATTCATCGACTGCAGCGCCGGAAGGTTCTTTTTTGTTGCCTTGGGATTGATCACAAACTCGCCATCGTGGAGAACGGCCAGACCTGCGTTGCCGCCGCGCATCACGCTGAACATCCCGCCTGTATCGAACTGCGGTGGACCAAATATCTGCGCACTGCGGCGGTCTCGCTCGCCCTGCGTGTCGCGGATGTGAGATTCAGCCGCATCAATCGCGGGATTCACCTTTTGGTTAAAAACGTCCTTGCCCTGGCTCTTGAGCGCGCTCAATTGTTTCTGTGAGTCCGTGCGCAGCTGCTCCAGCTGCTGGATCGCCGAGCTGTTGTCGACTTGGAATCCATCAAAGCCGGTCACGATCTGCGCGATGTCAGGCAGCAGCGTGTTATCTGCGAGCGCGTTCGCTTGTTTCTTACGCTGGGCCCCGCCGAATATCCCGCCGAATATCCCTCCCAGCAGCCCGATTATGCCGCCTACAAGCGCGCCTATGGGACCGCCAACAAGGAAGCCGGTCAGAGCGCCAGAACCAGCGCCAGCCAGCGATCCGACCAGACCGCCACTGTTTTTCCCGATACCGAAGCCGATCAATCCTCCCGTTAATCCGCCCACCAGCGCTCCAGTGGCGGCAAGGCCGATGCTGCCATAAAGAGAACTCAAGACAGGTGCGAGCTTGCCGCTCATCAGCAAGCCCATCAACAGCGCGCCCGTCTGACCGGTCTTTCCTCCGAACGCGCTCCCGACAGCACCGAGCCCCAACCCCGCGAGGCTGGTGAGATTCCCCGCGCTGAAGAAAGAAGAGAGACCGCCTGCTTTGCTCGCGCCTCCAGTAACTGCGGAAGCGCCTGCACCCACGCCGCCGACTCCACCCCCCAGCGCGTCCGCCATGGTGGACGTGGTGAGCGCGTTGCTCGCCGATGGCAGCAGTCCGCTGCCGGACGTGGCGCTAGTGCCGGCAATCGCGCCGGTAAGACCACTAGTGCCTCCGGCGAACGTGGATGGATCGCTGAAAATCCCGCCAGGCTGGAACGCAGCGCCGCTGGGCCCAGTGCTGCTACCAGCCCCGCCGCCGCTAAAGAGGCTGCCCAGGATCGATCCTCCGCCGCCTCCTCCGGTAAAACCGCCACTGCCGGCAGCGCTGGGTCCAGTGCTGCTGCCGCCACCAAAGAGGGTGCCCAGTATCGATCCTCCGCCGCCTCCACCGCCGCCGCCGAACACACCAGCGCCGGTTGAGCCAGGCCCAAAGACGATTGAGCCAAAGATGCTGCCGGCAGCGCTCTTCATGATCTGCAGCGAGAGAATCCACTGCGCGACGATCTGAAAAAACATCTTCTCCATGTTTGCGAGAATGCGCTTGCCGATGTTGCCGCTGGTGATGTCGTCAAACACGGACTGAAGGTCCGAGCCGAGCTGCTCAGTCAGGCGTTTGTTTTCCTCTCTCATACGGACGTTGGCCTGAACCATCGCGTCAAGGCGCTTTGCATCCGCGTCCTGGTTGATGGCGACAATCTGATCCGCAGTCAGATGTTCAGCTGCCAGCTCTCTGATTTTTTGGTCCTCGATTGCGCGCTCGCGCCGGTTCAACTCAATCTGTATCTGCGCGCTGGCCCGCTGCCACTCCGGAACGCCTGCGAGGGCTGCATCTTCCTGCGCGGTCTTCATATCCTCGGCCGCGCGGTCCTGCATTTCTTTGGTTCGCGCGAGTATCTGCGCGTGCTTGTCGAAGGTTTTCTGGTCTTCGGCCTGGATCTTGTTATTAGTGGCTAGGTTGATGGCCACGATTGCAGAGTTGTATTGCTTATCGTTCTCAAGTCCTTCAGCCAATCTGCGGCCCTCTGCCTCTTTGAGCTTCTGCCCTTCCTCTCGGATTTTGTCATCGCCAGTGAGTGCGCTGGCGCCCGCCTGCTCCTGCAGGTCTTTCACATGCTGGTCCGCGGCATTGTTGAGGGCCGATATCTGATTAAGCGCCTTCAGATGTAAGAGCACTTTTTGCTGCTGGAATTGCGCATAGTCGCCGCCGCTGCGCTCCTGCGCTCGCGCGAGTGCATCAATGGCCGCCTGTTCGTCGGCTAATATCTTTGCTGTTCCGTGGAGCGTTTCATCTTCCACCTGGTGGCGCAGCGCAATCGTTCTATCCGTCTCCTGCTGCTCCAGCTCGATCCGTTTCTGGGTGAACTCGTAGTGGACGTCGTATTCCTTCACCTGGCGCTGCGTATCGTCGAGACTCTTATCGTTCCGCAGGTTGTTGATCGCATTCGCTTCGTCAAAGTTGAGTTTGGCGAAACCGTGCATTCCGCTGCTCTCGGCGGATATAGAAGCCTGGTCTACGCCGGCCTGCCTTATTAGCTCGGCCTGCTTCTCCATGAGAGCATTCTGTTCTTTGAGCAGGTCCACGCCCTTGTCGACTGCAGAGTTGTGGAGATATTCCTTGGTGAGGCGGTAAGTAGTGATGCCCAGGATTTGCTGCGTTATCGTTGATTCGTCATAGATTTTCTGAAGACGCGCGTTCAAAGAGTCTTTCAGCTTGTCGTTGGCTGAAATCTCGCTGTTGACGATATTGAGGTGCTCACGCGCCTGGTCCATATTCTTGGGATTGAGGAACGTTCCTTTATTCGCCTGGAGCGTCTCATCGTTCAGCCGCTTCATCGCTTCGGTCATGCCGCCTGCGGCCTGGGCTGCATTGGCGATGCCCTCGCCAACCTTCATAATCATGGGCACTGCCGCATCAATGATCGCAAGAGGGAATGCTGCCGCCATGATTGGGCCAAGGATAGAGCTGCGTGAAATAACCTGGTTGAGTGCGCGATTCTGAAGTCCCAGTGTCTGTTCCAGTAGCCTGCCGGCGACGTTGGCCTTCGTCTGCTCATTGGTCATGCCCATGAACGCGGTGGACGCGCTTCTTACCATGGGTACCCAACTTCCCGACATGACGGCTGCCGACTTCTGGGTAGCTGCAGTAGTGGCCGCCATCGCCGCCATGTTCTCTTTAATGCGCGCGTTCACTTCAGCGATTGTCTTCTGCTCTTCTTCCCATTTGGCTGTGAGGACCGCAACGGCCGCTGCGCCCGTGAGTGTGGCCTTGCTCTGGTTAGCAATAGCCGCAGCTGCCGCTTCAGAAGCAGTAACGACCTTCGATCCCATGGCATCGCCTGAAGACGAGATCTGCTGGAAGCCGGTAACAGCTCCGTTCGAATCAACCGTGACCGTGATTTGTACTGGCGTCGCCATCAGCGTGACTTCCTGAAGTCCATGCCGCATCTGCTCTTGCGGCAGCGCATGGCGGTGCTGGAATATTGCCTCGTGCCGCATTGCGGGCACGCAGGATGAGAGCGCTCAAATTCCTGGCGGGCGGCCTCCAGCGCACGCAGGCCCTCGGCTTCGTCCGCCATGATCGGGATCTCCACGTTCGAATCGATCAATCCGCGAATCCACAGGATGTAGCTGGCAAAGTCGTAAAAGCCGTCCGCCATGGTGCGCATAGGCATCACTTTGGCCAGCGTCTCTTCGTCGGCGTCCTGCGCGCGGAGATTATCGAGCTGCCGTTCCACGTCCTCCGCGTCCAGAGATTCCACCATCAGCTCAAGCGCTGCTTGTCGCACGCCGTCCATGTGTTGCGTCACGATCACAGACTAAGCCCCCTCCACAGCGCCCTCAGGCCGAGCTTCACCCGTGACGAAAAGCTGCGCCACTGCTTCCGCTTTGTGGTAGCCATCCATCTCGCGCCTGATCTGCTCGACGGATTCCAATGCCTTGCCGGCCACGCCATATCCATCGACGGAAAGGATGAGCTGGTCATAGAGTTCCAGCAGCAGGCGGTTTCTGGTTGAGTAGACGGTAGTGCTGCCCTTGCGCAAGCCACCCACGCGGCTGACAGCGCCGCCGCGCATGTAGCGTCTCTTCTGCTCGATGGTGGGTGGCTTGAAGCGGTGAACCAACCCTTTATATGTGGTGTTGCTATTCGCCGGCGTTGTCTTTGACCACATGGCGTCGATCCGCGCTTCCACGGAATCACAGTCGAACGGCTTGTCATCATCAATATCCGATCTGTAGACCTCACTCAGCAGCCCGGAAACCGGAACAGAGTGGCGCGGCAATATTTTTTTGAAATCTTCCAGTGTGGTCAGCTCGCGCGAATAGCCGACCACTTTTGTCAATGTGGATTCAAGCAGCTCGATGCCGGTCGTCTGAATATCAGTGGTGTTCGTCTGCGCCACGCCTTCTGTGCGGGAGGATATATAGAACCCGCTGAAATAACTCTCCCAGTCGGGCTGCAGGATGCGCCGGAAGTAAAAGGTGTAATCGCGTTTGCCTTCGCGCAGCACGAGCACGCGAGGTTCGTCGAGCATGAGCAGTGCTGGAGGTGTCCAGGTTGCATTGCTGAGTTCGTTGCCGTTCTCTAAAACGTTTGCCGCTTCCATAAATGGAGTTCTCCTGAAAAATTGACTTTGGATTTTGTGCTACGTGGAACGTTTCTCGGTGAGAGCGGCGAAGCGGTGCCGACTCTCAGAGCAGCGAAGCGGTGCTGCTCTCATCAGCGAAGCGATGCTGATGTCTTACTGGACTTGCTTAAAAGCATCCCTGATGAGGCGCAGACGTTCTTTACCAAACTCTGCACCCGTGGATGTTTCCCACCATCCTGACGGTTTATCAGTCTCTTGCCGGTCTATTCCGTCCAATATTTGCTCAACCTCAGACTGGACCTGACCGACGAATTGGCCGTAATCGTCGTCGGCTTTTTTCTGGCACCAGCCCGGACGCTCCGGTGCCTCGCTAAGATAAAGCGCGTACGCTGCAATCCAAGCAAGCTTCTGTTCCAAGGTGTGGTCCTCGGTTAGGAACGTGCTCCAATAATATTGTCCGATCATCATGGCTTTATCTTTCTTACCACATCTATGGACCGCAGGGCAGAGCTTTTTTTTCTCTACCCTGCGGCACTGCGCGCTAGAACCGTCCTTTGAGAGCAACCGACGCGTTGGCTGTCATCACGGCTTCGCGAATCTTGCGAATCGCGGCCGATTGGTCAGCTGATCGCGGAGTGTTCTCCAGGATGGTTTTGGCAAACTGTTTGGCTGCGGCTCTGATCGCTTCATACTTCGCGACTTGGTCAGCCTCAACCGGGTGATAACTAAAAAGGTCGTCCAGATCCATGATTCTCCTTGTTTAAGCGCCCACTCCGTAGGCAGCCTGGTTATTGATCACGATGGCCTGAAACACTTCCTGCGGTCCGGGCTTGAGCACGGCGTTGTCGCCGGCATTCATCTGCCAGATCTGCTCACGTCCGCTCTGCCCGATCTGGAATGTGTCCAGCATGGTGTAAGGAAACTGCAGGGTCATCTGTTGCGACGCGCCGGAGTTGGTGATGATCTGTAGTTCCTTCTGCGTGTCGTTCTCTGAAATCGTGCGCATATCGTCGGCACTGGTCGCTTTCACGTTGACCATCACGTTGGCGCGCTGTTTCAGCACCTTCATGAAGGTTGCCCAGAAGCCGCTGCCTGGAGCGAGATTGGGGACCATCTCGGCGGTGATATGGACCTGCCAGTCTGTCACGCGTTCCTTGATGCTGCTGAGCGCAGTGGTTGCCGTAGGCAGCGCCGCGCCCACAACAAAGCCCGTGCCCGGCTCGGTGAAGACGGCAGCAGCGGCGAATGGTCCACCAGCCTGTTTTGTTTCCGTCGCTGTGATAATCGCGGCATATACGAAAACACCTGTAACTCCGGGCGGCAGCGCCGCTGGCATCGTCGCTTTCGATACGCTGTTCGCCGGGACCAGAATTGAGATCTCCTGGCTGCCGATGGTTTCACCAGCAGCGTTCGTATATGTGAATCTATAGAAGGCAGTGCGCTGCGCCTGCGCGCCGAGTACGCTTGTCGAAAGCACGATCTGGAAGCGCGGATCGGTGAGGTCCGGCGCGGAAGGCCCAATTTTGATATCGGTGTCCGAACCAAAAAGGAATAGCGGCGCACTCAATGGCGGGAACGTGACCGCTCCGTCCACCTTCTTACCGCTGCCCACCATCTTGAACTGCACCTGCAGCGGACCAGACTCTTTTCCGGAGATGACCAGGTCAAGAATCGCCATGTCAGGCAGCTGGAAGATCACGTCGTTCGTTTCCTGGCACAGCAACGAGGTCACCGGCATCTGGTTGGTCGCCTGAAGGAACTTCATCGTGTGCACGAAGGGCCCAGCACCCGTGACGGTCTCATTGCCCAGGATGAAGAAAAGCACCCAGCCGGCGAGGAACGCGTCCAGGTCCATCGTGCCGTCAAAACTGCTCGCTTCCGCAATGCGCAGCTTCGTCGCAGCCCACTGATGGCCTTTGTTGGCCATTTGCTCATCAGTGTAATGGGACGGAGTATGGACCGCGTTGTAATTGCCGGCATTGCGCGGCCGCTGCGTGTAGCTCGCTGCAGCGACCGGCGTGAGAAAGTTGTTTTGCTTGTTGGGCGCAATGACCAGGTTGCGGATGTCGAGCACGTCCTGCGGCTCGAAGGCAAACCGCAGCACAATGCAGCGCAGCATCCAGTTGATAAAACGAATGCCCATATTAAAGAAGCCGTAACTTAACCTGATCAAGCGCTCACCTCCTTGGTTTCCACCATGATGCCTTGCGGCGTAGCTGTAGCGTCGATGCCGAGATCCCGCAGCCCTTCAGCAGCCTGCTCTGGTGTCTCTTCTGACGCGTCGGGCACGATCTCAAACAGAGCATGTCCATTGAAGTGCTCATTCTTGAGCACGCGCTCCCACTCGAACGCGCGCGTTACCATCTTCACTTCGCCAGGCTCAAAGACAAACGAGTGATTGCCGGCATGAACCTGAATGCGCGCGCCTGCAGCGCGCTCCTTGCCTAACTCTGTGAGCCTCACGTTGACAAAATCTTCTCTTGCCATACTTCCTCCCGTTACACCGATGTCGTATTGAATGGCCCATCCTCGGCCACAAAAAGCAGCTCCGCGTAATTGCAGAGAATTCCTTTGAACATCACGAACGTGACCAGTCGCGCCGTCATGGGATCGCACCATCTAGCCTGGTGAACCTGCTGCGCGTCCGTCAATTTGCGATTGTTCTTAAACGCCGTGCGCATCGCTTCCACGTCGTCCTGAAAACTATCCTCTGTGACCGACGAAGCATCTGAGGCAAGGACCTTCGCGCTGCGGTACCACTTCAACAGAATGGTGTGACGGTCGCGATTGTCATTCGGGCCGCGATCCACGGACGCAGTGTTCTCCCGCGTGATCATGATCGTATTCAGTCGCCCCGCCGCATCCTGAAAGAGAGCAACGATGTCCGCGTCGTCAGTGCTCCACACCAGGTGTTTGTAGACCTTGCCGGAATTCGCCACGGCTGCAGCGATGACGGCCGTCTGATCGATGATTTTGCGGAGTGACATTAGTTCACGCCTCCGAAGCCTGCCAGAAGGTCAAAGCGCTGCCTACCCGCTTGCCACTCTTCAATGGCGACGGCGATCTCGCGTTCCATGATTCCCGGCGCTTCCGCCTGCAGCTGCGCGAACGCCTGGTCAAACATGTGCTGTCCCTGCGTGCCGCGTTTCGCAATCGATCTGGAGATCGCAAAGGCGACTGATAGCGCCTCTTTCTCATTCTCGATGTGCAGCTTCTTTTGCACCCACAGCAGGAGCGCCGATGGAGGCGGAAAGTGCGGGCGCGTGCCCAGTTCAACAGGACCCGCATACATGTCAGCCGGAGGATGCACGCCGATGATCTCCTCCATGCGCGGTCCGTCCTGGTGAAACTCCGCGAAGACGCCGCCGAAAAGATTTCCCGTCGCGCCCACAGGTGTGTGGTCCTGCACCAGCGGAATACCACGCAGGCCGATCTTTTCCAATCCAATCGGGATGCCAGCCATCATCGCGGCGTGCAGCTCGGCTGGAGCTTCCAGCAGGCCGGTGATGGTGAGCTTTAATTCATTCGCCATCAGCTGATCCCTATCACGTAGACAGAAAGGCCGATGAGCGCGAGCGCCATCACACCCAGCATCCACAACATCGCATTTGCCGTACGCACGTCCTGGTCAAACGACCATTTGTAAAATGCGTCCTGAGCAGCGGGCGGAAGCATCCGAACCCGCTGGAGGACTCTTTCTCGCTGTTTACGTGTCAGTGCCATCAGCGCGGCCTCCGGTGCGTGAGACGGTCCACGCCAGATCCCTGAGTGAGGTTCATATCGCCGATTGCTATCGCGCCGGCTGTGGGGCTGCCGCCCGACGATCCGCTCCCGCTCTCCTCAATCCCGATGTGGTCGTCATAGCGTTTTTTCAATTGCTTGCCCAGCGACGCGTATTCCTGAGACTTGCTACGGTAGTTCACCGCGTCCGCCTGGATGCTGGAATCATTGGTGCGCGCGAATGCCGCCGAGAGTTTGTCGCAGCAGAAGGAAGCAGCCAGATCGCACACGGCTTCAAAGTCGGCGTCGGGAACCGTTGTTGCGACTGGGCTTTCTCCTGACGTGCCGGGGATGTGACGCACGGTCCAGGTCACGCGAAGAGTGTCACTGGCCTGCGGAACCATGCTGGTGAGAGCGATCTTCAATCCCGCTGGTGTGCGATAGAGCAGCCAGTCTTCACCTTCAAGAAACGTGGGTGGCAGGTTGCCAACCGGGAATTCGATGCAGCGCACGATGGAGAATCCATCTTCGAAAGTTTCAGGAGGCGTGGCGGGTCCCGTGGGAAGAGCCAACAATGCATTGTTCGCGCCCACCAGGTCCGTCACCATCTCGCGTGGACGATCCTTGGAATAGCGCTTCACCGCCTGCGTGATCGCATCGTCTCGATCCGACAGGCTGGTTTTGTTGGCGCTGTCCTGGATGCGCGATAATACTCCGGTTTCAAAGTCGGCGAGGTTCATAGGGCTAATTTTTCACCACCAGGCGCAGGGTCGTGCTGGCGATTGCTGTACGACGTCTGCGCGCTGGCAATGGCTCTGACAATTCTCCGCGACCTCCTTTCCTCACCGTTTCGTATTTACCACGCCGCTGCCTGCGCTGACTGATGCGCAAGCGATATTCACAAGTCATAATGTCGTCAAGCAGCTCATCTTCTTCCTCGGTCATGGCAGCGCCGCCCGCGCGCGCCAGGCGGTAGCTGGCTTCGCAGATCAAACGCGTGGCCATGCAATCTCTGCCTGTGTTCAGGCTGCCCATCATGAGCGAGATCTGCCGGTCCGAGAATCTAGCGAGCTTGATATCCATAAAAGAGCTGTTTACAGTTTCCACTCTGCAGGTTCTAGATCAGCTATGAGATCAAATGTCTTCTCTGACGAAGAGCATTTGGGTACTGGCGGATGCTCCCATACCTTTCCCTCTGGTATCTCAACCTGCTTATCTTCATCAAAATATTTAGGTATTAACTCGATGTGGAGCGGCGCACCACATTCTGCGCATTCTGGGCATGATGTAAGAACCACTTTCATGTGCGTTAATCCTTTCTGTTTCACAAAAGTCCCGGGCGGGTGTCCCCCTTCCAGCCCGGACTCTTGCCGACGCGCAGCGAGGAGATTGCGCCGCGCACCACCAACCTCTTTTTTTAAACGCTGGTCTTGAACTGTCCTCTGATCGTCATCGTGAAGGATGGCGACGTTCCCGTAATCACCGTTTGAATTGTGGAATACCGCGTGGTGTGGTCTACCTTGACAAAGAACACCCCAGTGGTCGTGATCGCCGTGGACGCGGTATGTATGCCGCAGTTCGCGTTCGCAGGAAACGTCGAAGATCCAGGAGGCGAGTCGCATCCCATGAAGTTCACCGTGAGCGAGGGCGTTGTGCCAGATACGGCCGTCACGTTGATGATGATTACCCCAACGTCATATCCGCCCACGTCAATCGGCACGATTGCGTTGTTGCTCGTCGTGTACGCGGCCGAAGGCAGGAACGTGGTTTCATTCAGGAATCCGCCCGTGGCGTCACGGTACGTCTTTATGGACTGCGCCGCAGCCGGCACAGGCGGCAGCACCATGCACACCACCAGCATCAGGACCAGCAGCACCTTTAGAAATTCAAATCGACTTGTTCTTTTCACTTCTCACCTCGGTTTTTGATTTTGCAAACCGTTCCGTTCGCGGGAGCGGTTTGGAAAATCCCCTGGAGCTGGTTGACTCCAGGGAACCTTCAAACCGGCACCGGCTAACCAGTGCCAGCAGCCATTCGTTATGGCACCACCGATTTGCCAGCTCCACGGAAGTCCAGGATCGCCCCGCCGAAGGGGAACTTGGGCTTGTACTGGATCTGGTCGTTGGTGAACTGCGTGCCCTGCGTCTGCATGTCTGCCAGGTAGATCTGCGGAGTCGAGATGCCATCAATGTATCCGACTTCGAAGATTGGCACATCAGCAACGTCCACGCCGTAGTACCAGTCGTTCGTATCAGTCAGCAGTTCATTGACGATGATCCCCGGAGGCGCCTGCTTGCCTGTGCCCGGAGGTCCAAATCGCTGATAGAAAGGATTGGGCTCAAAGATGCCAGAGCCAGGGTTGTAGTTCTGGCTGTTGTTGGCCTTCCACGCCTGAGCAGCGAGATCCACGGGAACCATGACCCATGAGATCCGACGCGCGAGTCGGTTCCCGGAGTCCTTCTCCGTCTGTTTCATCTGGATCGCTTCCTGCGCGATCAAGGCGTCGATGCTAAAAGGAGACACTGCCAGGTTGTTGTGTCCGACGTTAAACCAGGCCACGCCGTCAGGCACATAATTGGGATTATTTATAAAGAAGTTGGTGACGAACGTTTTCAGCGTGTGCCGCCCGGAGCGCGCCAGACGCATGGGAAACTGCTTGATCTTTCCGAGATCGTCGGCGCGGATCGTTTCCTCCGAGATGGTCAGCAATCCGCCGCGCTTCTGCGGCGCGTAGGTGACCTTCTCGTCTGTGGGTTTCGTCAACTCCAGATAGGGTGCGCCTTCCGCGACGATTGGGAGATCGGACATATAGCCTTCACGGATACGGCTCTGCGTCCGGTAATCGGTCAATGCGGGACCTTCCGTGATGAGCTGATCAAGACCGCTCATTCCCACTTCGCTGTAGTCCTGAATAAGCCGCTTAAACATGGAATCGAGCAAGATGTTCGGAAAATCCGTTGTGGCCACGGCCTCCGTCACCTTTGTGAATCCTCCCTCGCCATTGCGCCCGAAGCTGAAGTCACGGTCCCCCGTAATAAGTATGTAGGCTTCCTTGGGGCCGCGAAATGCCTTGATGCCCGCTTCGCCCGCGAGCAGCGTCACTTCTTTCCCAGCTTTCCCCATAACCTCGACGTATGCCTTCTGCCCAGACTCAGTTACTCCGAGCATCCGGTCCATCGCGAGCTGCGCTTTGTCGCGCGATTCCAGTCCCACTTCTGTGCGGCCTCCGCCGATGCGTCCGATGTTGGAGTAAGCCGCAAACGCGTCGCGGATCTGCTTGATCTTGTTATCAACCGCAGATTCAGCCACGATCAGCTGTTCGCCTTTGTCGTCAACAAAAGCCTGGCGCACCAACTGCATTGCCGGCGCGGGAAGTTTGGACGCGACCAATTTGGTTTCCACCAGGTTGGCGCTCTTTATCTTCTTCGCTTCATCCAGCGCGGCGCGGGATTCAGTGACGAGCGCGGTCATCTCTGTGTGAGTTGTCACCGTCTGCGAGGATTTCTCCGAAGCTTCAGTCACGGCCTCACTTACCGTCAACATGAAATCCGAGAGCTGCTCGTCTTTCACAGCTGCGAATTCCGTAGTGAGTGCAGTGGCGCGGCCGGCATCGTGCTTCCGGAGCGATTCAATCAACTTCTTAATGCGTTCCTTCATCATTGCTCCTGTTTTTCTGGCCGCGCTGTCTGCGCTGCCGCTTTCGCTGGTTTTCACCAGCGATTCTTTTTGCATCTGCGAGATCTCGGCCAGGACCGCCTTCGATGCCGCATACTGCAGAAACTTTCCTCCCGCGCCAGCTTCTGCGCAGAGGTCAACACTGATCAATTTGCCCAGCCTCTTTGAGACCAGGCAGTCTTTCCCTTCGACCTTGCCGGCCTCGAACTGGATGTAGCCGAGCATCGAGACGCCGAAAAGGTCCAGCTTGCCGGAAGCTCTGGCTGCATAAAGCTTGGCCTGCAGCGCCGTTTCGTTTTTCAAAAGATGAACGTCGCCAACGGCTGCTTCACCGACGAGTTTGCCGTTCTCCATCCAGCCTGCGACGCGATTCGCATCTTCCGCGCCCGTGCCGTTCACCGGATGCATACGCCCAAACTTTGCGCCATTGACGGCGGCAGCGACTTCTGCCACGACCGCAGGCGTGAAGTAATGCGGCACGTTCTTCTGACCGGCCACAGCACCGTGTGCCCAGCCTGTCTGCATGACTTGCACCGGATAGACCCAATCATCCACGGCAACGCCGGCTTCAGCGGCCATGAATATCCCGGACTGAGAGACAGGTACAAAAGCTGTCTCCACTTCCTGCGGATCTCCCAGCGTCGCTTCGCCCTGGTCATCAACCGAGTAAGAAAGCTGGAATAGTTTGCCGCCCGGACCACGCGCGATCACGTAGTCCGGGAAAGCTTCAACCAAGATGTAAAGCGGCGAGCCGAACGCGTCGGTGCCGAACTTCTCCTGCAACTCTTCCTGAAGTTCACACTCCAGATCGTCGAAGGACATGTCTGCCTCCCTGGTGAGCAGGACGCGCGTGCCGTTTTTCTTTTTCGTTTTCATCTCAGCCTTTCAGCTTGGTTTTTAAAAAGCTGGGTTAAGCGCCTGTTGCCGCGCTGCCAGTACCTTCGCCGCCGCCATTGCCGTTTGCGTTTTGGGTGCCCTTCTTTTTGTCGTCGGTCTTGTCGTCAACCGGCTTCTGCGCCTTCGCCGGAATCGGGAGGTTGTATTTTTTTCCGTGACGCGTGACCACGCGCAGCGTCTTTCCGTCTTTGCTGGGCTCGCGCAGCAGGAAGTGAAAGTCCTCGATGTCCATCGCCTGGCTGTAGCTGGTGAGTTCCGGCGTCTTCAAGAGACGGTTTGCTTCACGCAAAGCGAGCTGTCTTTGAGTGGTCAAATCATCGGGCGATTCTTCCTGGGCTTCTTTGAAAGCAGACTCGTAAGTCTGCTTCCACTTCTTTTCCACCGCTGCCGGCAATCCTGCGGGTGCGTCTGGAATCTGGATTTTCTCTGCCATGTCGCTCTCCTTCTGCCGCTATGCGGCGCTGACTGAAATTCCCAAACTCTCCAACAAACCTTTTTGCGACGCCGTGGCCTTCAACACTTCAGGCGCGAAGTATGGCGCAGTCATACAGTGGCAATTGATCGTGTTCCCCGCCGATCCGCTGGGATCGCGCGGATACATCAACGCTTCGCCTTCCACGATGAAAAACTCTTTCACTCCCACCACCTGGCGGTCCGCAGCGATGTGTCCAGGCCTGGGCACGCGCGCCAGATTCAGGTGACGCCATTGCTTCTGCAGATCGGGTAGACGGCTGAATGCATCTTCCAGCCGCGCCTGCGCGGCGATGGACTGCACGCGCAGAAGTTCATTCAGCGCGATTGTGGTCACGCGCCGGCCGAGCGCGTCAAATATCCCGTTGAATTTGTCGCCGCCGATCGCGCGACCCATCTGCGCGATGATGTCCATGATCTGCTGGCCGCCAAAGAAGGCGCGCGCGATCGCAGCATTTACTTTGGCCGCCGCATCCACAGATAAGCCAGAGACGAGGTCCGCCGTGTAAGCCTGGGCAATGGTGAGCGCCGACGTGGATATTTGCCCCAGCGATGGGGTGCCCAAGACAGTGATCGGCTGCACGATCATCTGCGACCCCAGGGTTAATTCCTGCGCCTCGTAGCTGTCGAGCAGCTTCGTCGCGTCGGCGCTGAATCTTTTAAAGAGCACATCGATCTGGCCCTTAAGCACAGCGAGCTGCGCGGCGCTGAAGCTGGACGTATTCATTCCCGCCAGGCGCACGACGATTTCTTTGCGCACGGTATCCAGCATCTCCAGCACCTTGCGGCGCGCCTCGAGAGAAAGGTTTGCGGACTGCGCGATCATGTCGGCGATCTTGGCCGAGAACTGCTGCTGGAGGCTCATTGCACAGCTCCTGACGCTGGCTGGGCAGGCGTTTCGAGTTGCTGGAGAGCCTTACTTAAAACTGTTTGCTCCGGAATCAGATCAGCTTCGTGCGCCGCCTTTTCCTTTTGCGCCTGCTCGAACTCGTCAGCATCAACTTCAATCCCGATCTGCGTGAGCACGACGTGGGACGCGCGCGCGGCCGTCTTCCTGGTGATAAAGAAGTTTTCAGCCATGATGGAAACCGAGTTCACCACCGCTGCCATTGTGGTAGCGGCTTTCTGCATGTCCTTGATCATCAGATCGGGGACTTGCAGCTTCACCGTTGTGTCTACTCCCTCAGCCAGTACTCCGTGGTAAATCGCCTGCTGCACCACGAATATGAGGATTTGCATCAACGCGCTCTTTAAATGATTCTGGCGGTCTGTGAGCTTCTTTCCTGTCGGCCCTGTCATCTCGTCGGCCGTGGAGCGGTTACTGTCAACGGGATCGGCGAAGAACCATGCCGGCAGTCCAGCACCGCCCAAACCATAGAGTTTGATGGAGCGCGTGGCTTCCGACATGTCCGCGCCGGCAAAGCTGGGAGTCTTCGCTTCGATAGTCACATTTTCATTCGTCGTCCACACGCTGCCCTGGCGCGGAGGGTTCTGTGTGACCTTCTTATTCCATTTCTCCAGGTCAGGCTCGCTCGCGCCCTTAATGGAGTAGTGCCACACGAAAGCATTCAGGAAGCGCACACGGTCCGCGAAATCAAACATCATCTGGTCGAACACGTCGATCCAGTCAGCCAGGCTGAATAATTCAGAGAGTCCGCGGCTGGCGCCCTTGGCTTTGTTGATCGCAAAATAGAAGCAATCGCCTTTAAGCTGACCGAAGGTTTCAGAGTTCGGATCTTCGTCGACCCGCACGATCTCCAGACGCTGGCCCTCGGTCTCTGACTGCTTACGCTTCAGTCGCACAGCTACTGGAATGAGAATCTGCTGCTGGCCGCTGGACGTTTCGATAGTTCCGTACTCCACGGATTCCAGTAGCAGCGGATCTATATAGCTAAGGCGCACTTTGCCGTTCACTGGATTCACCGCGACAGGCAGGCACAACTCGCCGAACGTAGTGAGCTCATCACAGTAGTCTTTCAACGCCTGATCGATATTGTTGACCTGGTCATTCCAGAATTCCGTGATCACTTCCTGAACGGTCTCGTCAGTCGCGGACGGTTTAAATCCTTCACCAACCACGTAGCTGGTGATGACCTCAACAATGCGCTTGCCAAAAGGCGTCGTTGATTTCAGGTAGAAGCACACCGCCTGCATCCGCTCATGCATCAGCGGGTTAAGATCGCGGATCGTGTTGGGCGAGGTGATGCGGCGGAACTTTGCATCTTCGCCATCAGCGGCGGTCAAACCGAAGAGGAACGGCGTCACGGCTTCAGCCACTTTTTTACCGAGCGCCTTTTTCACCGACGCGGACCAGGTCTGCACGGTCTTGACTAGCGAGAAGCCCATAGAGACCTCCTGCCGCCAGACACTGCCGGCTGCGCGTCTTCATCCTGGCGATCCCGCCCGGAGATCTCCTGCGCCGTGCGCGTCATGATGCCGCGCTGCTGATTTGTGTACCAGTCGTCTTTAGCAACGATCATTCCCATTGCCGGCTTGAAGCTGCGGCTGCGCGCCAGGCTAACTGCCATCGTGAGCGCGTCGGCAAGATCGTCGTGCATCTTGCCCAGGAAAAGGAGCTGCGATATCAGCTTCTTTTGCGTGCCGTCCAGGCAGAATCGAATCGTGCCGTTTTCAACCAGCGGCGAGATCGCCGTGATGCGGCGGAACTTATCGGTGTCCGCCTGCAGTTCTACTACGGGAATATAGCGGCCACTCTTGCGGCCTTCTTCGTCCAGATCCTGCTTGAGCGCCTTCTGGTATGCGACGGATTCCACGCCGATGGCGACGGGCTGTTCCTCGTCATAGCGATCAAAAACAAATTTCTTTTGCTCAGGGAAGCTGAGTTTCTTACCTTCGGCTCGCAGGACCAAAATGAATCCGTCAGGATCGATGCCGACCGTCACGCTGGCAAAGTCGTCGGCCTTTTCCTTCTTGCTGATCGCGGGATCGATGCCGGTGAGTTTCACCAGCGACATGCCTTCAATCGATGCGCGCGTGTAAGCGTGGCGAATGATGTCGCTCTCTTTAAAACTCTGTGTGTCGGAGTTGATCGGACGGTTGCGAAATTCCTGATTGAACTCCGTTGGCCCGATATCCTCTTCCTTCGCCTTCAAATCATCCAGTGACCACTTAGCCGGCCAGAGCACCGTCTCGGGAGTGAAATCATCGTCGACCGCCTGGAATAGCCGCTTAAAGAACTTTAGGTATTTGTCAGGGTCCAGCAGATGAGCCAGCAGAGAATCAAAATGCAGGATCGTGCCAACCACAAAGACCTGGCACGTCTTGCCCAGGTTGAGCACTACGTTTTTAAACCAGCGCTCAAGCTTCTTGCGCGACTCAGGGTTGTCGACGGTCTCGTCATTTTCCAGATCGTCGCCAATGACCAGGTCCGGGCGATACATCCGCTGGCGAAGTCCGCGCAGTGACTGTCCAGCGCCGCGCGCCACAACCCGAATTCCCGTTGTGGTGAGAATGTCTTCCTCTCCCCACTTCGCATCATTCACCAGATTGCCGAAGTCCTCAATCAGCGCGTCGTTACCTTCCAGCTCGACTTTGTTGGCGTTCAGCAGCAGTCGCGCCTGCGGCATCGTTTCGCTCAGGAGCACGATGAATCGGCGCAGCTTATAGCAGACGCAGTAAAGAACGAAGAAGAGCGATACCACGGTCGACTTCGCATGCTCGCGTGGAGCAGCAACAGCGCCGCGCTTGGTTGTGAGAAGAATCTGGTACAGCTCCTTGTGAAACTCGGCCGGCTCAACGGCGACCCCCGTGTCCTGGTCAACCATGTAGTGAGCCAGATACTTGCGCACGAAGCTCTCAATGTCCGAAGCGAGATCCCACGCCGCCTTCAAAACGGTCTGCGGACGGAAGCCCTTCGTGACTCCATCAGTTGCGGTACCGGCCTGAAAGATCGCGCGCAACTGAGCGCGCGAGTGTTCAAGCCGCTCCCGCTTCGATCTGTTTTGCGTACGCTTCAGCACCATAAGAAAATTCCTGAATCAACTCTTCTTTGATCGGATCGATCACAGCCCGCACGTCTTTTCGTGTGCGTAGCTTCTTTAAAATTTCCTGGACGACACCCAGATACAGCTCGCGCGGATCTCCGAGTTCCTTCAGCCGGTTCTTTGCGGCTTCGAGCTTTTCTTCCTCTATGTCCAGCTTCCGCTGCGCAACTTTTGTGCGTTCAATACGCGAAATCATTAAGCCGAGAGATCCCAGGCCCTGAATTGCCTTCGTCCTACTGCCGTCATCTGACGATTCCATGAGTATGAAAATCTGGTCTCGCAATGCATTCATCACCGCGTCAGGAAGTTCTTTAAACCCCTTCCCGGCAAACGACTGTGCAAATTCCCTTGCGCGATCCGCGCGTGCCATCACCTCACGCCTGACCTGGTCAACTCTCAGGTCGTACCAGCGCTGAAGAGAGCTGTGTGGCAAGCGCATATCTGGAAACAGTTCCAGAACTGGAGTTGGCAGCGACTCCCACTTAACAAACTTGGCCGATAGCTCCTCTATCTCTATCCATGTTCTGCCTGCAGCGCGCAGCTTCTGAACTTCATCACGGACCTCAAGAGGCAGCTTGTCGATCTTGAGCGGCTGCCGCGTGCGCCGCTTTTCTCCGGTCTTTGGCTTTTTACTTGCCATTCGCGATTGAAATCACCTTCGTGTTCTCTTGCCGGCACTCCACGCAATTCAAATCCCGATGTCCCTTGTCCCTACACCCGTCACAGGTCAACGATCCATTCACGGTCAGCTTGGTGCACGCGTGACAGCTATTCATTGCGTCCGATCTCATAGCACCCGGACGTGTGGATCTCTTTCTTCTTTTTCCACCAGGGCTATTCC